ATGGAAAATAAAAATGCCTTTAGACCTATGAAGCAACCTAAAATTGATCTTAAAGAAGATAGTATAAATCCTATTCTAAAAAAACTTATTGATAATATGAATAAAGAAGGATTTATGCTTGAAGAAAATAATATTTTGGTACGATTAGAAGCATACAAAAGAAAAAAACATATTGATTAAATCGCATTTTAATCGGGATATATACTTTTTACCTTAAAAATAACGATATATTTATGTCATTTTTCGTATTTACTATATCAATTTTTATAATTGGTTCAATTTATTTCTTTTTAAAAGATTATCTTCATATCTTTTCAAAGGCATCAGAGATTTCAAATGCAGAATCAACTCCTGCTTCAAGTGTTCCAGTCGTTGAAGAAAAAACTTCAAAAACTAAAAAGACTAAAAAAGAGAAATCACCTGTTAAATTTTTGAAAGAAGTTGAAACTGTTGGTAAAAAAAGTGCTAAAAAAGTATCAACAGAAAAAGAAATAACTGTAAAGAAGAGAGGAAGAAAACCCGCATCTGCTTTACCTAAATCTACCGATGGTGATACAAAACCATCAAAAAGAGGCAATAAAAAGAAGTAATAGAATGCCCTCTTTTGAGGGCATTTTTTTGATTACTTTGTTTTTTGAACAAATTTGCGGAATTGCATATAATAATTGCAAAAATTCGTAACAAAGAAATCCAATGATTACAATCGAAGATTTAATTCGGTTAAGTGATATCGTCAAGATTAAAAAGATTTGCGAAGAGTGTAATATCAACTATTCAACAATCATGGCGAAAATCCAAAGAAAGACAGAACTATCTATCAAAGAAAGTGAGTTAATACAAACTTTTCTTTTAGGGCATGGTTTGAAATTTCAGGATGTAAGTCAGTTGAATATTGAAGAATTAAAAAAACAATAACTATGAGAATTAAAGAACTACGAGATTTTTTTAACAAAGTACCTGAATCTATGGATGAGTTTCAAATCGTATACAGAAGATTTGAAGATGAAGAAGACAATGTTCTTTTTTTAGATTATCCTATAACAACTTTATACATCGATGAAGAAAATCAGGAAGGTGTATTTTTAGATGAAGATGGATGGGATTTTTTTAATAATAATCTTCTCAGCCATGAAGATGATGAAACTGATTCCGATATTTAATTTAATTTACTTTAAATCCACTATGAAAACTAAAAAATCAATATCTGATTTAATTATTTCAATTAGCATTATTTTGTCTATTATTCACATTTTCATCTAATACTATGAAAAACTTTATAATCCCCATTTTTATTGTATTATGTCTTGTTGGGTTGCATTTTATTCTCAATACTTTAGTCACATATTGGAAATATCTTTTACCAAGTAAAAAGTATACCTATATCTCATATTGCATCATTATTATTTTATCTATGATTACAGTTTTAGGTATATTTTGCTAAATGACTAAAAAATAATAATTATTTTTGATATATAATTTTCTATTTGCTTAAAGGGAAATCTAAATCCTCATAGTTGATTACAAATTTTTTGAGGGTTTAATATTAAAGATGGTTGAATTTCATATTACATTAAAGAAAATTTAAATCCTCATAGTTGATTACAAAATCAACTTGAGGATTTTATTCAGAAAGTTAGTAGATTTAATTATGTATATGAATAAGAGTATTTTCTTGAATCCTTGAGCGTAAAAAATTATTAAAATTACTTGTTATGGTTGCTTTAGCAGCTTCTGAATCTTTTGAGGATAGGACTAATATTGAAGAATTAACAAATGTTATTACAAGTTCTACTGAAAAAATTGAAAATATAAAATTCAACTTTGATACGCTTCTTAATGAAATGTATGATAAAATGATGGATAAAGATAAGACCTTCGTTTTTATTTTATCTGAAAAATTTAAAAAAGAAGTTGAAAAACTCCCAGACTTTGTGGATTTATACAATATTTTCGTTGAATTAGATTTTCAAAACACAACCCTCAGAACAACTCAAGATTCTTCAACTTTGATTGAAATATGCGAAGAACAAGGAGAAGTATTTGAAGAATACTTGGAACTACAAAAAATCCTCATAAATCTTTATAGTTAAAATGCCCCGATAAGGGGCTTTTTTATTTCCATTCTTTATTTAATTAGGATATATAGAATAAATTAACATAATCTTTAACTATGACACTCGATGAACTTGTAGAACTCACACAAGATGAATTGACAGTTTCAAGTGGTTTGCCAAATTCTATATCCCCAAGAGAAATTGAGCGTATCATAAAAAATGCTGAAAGATGGTTTTATATCAATTATAAATTTGCAGTTGAATCTGATTATTATATCATACCTCATTCTTATTTCGGAACTAAAGAATTTACAGATAGAAGATATATTCAGATGCCAGACTGTGTGATGACTATTCAGGATTTTAGAGAAATCCGTGGTGGTTCAAGAATTGGTATAGTTGACCGAGATATTACAGAAAATAAAATTATAGCATCTGAACTCTTTCTTTCGCCTATTATTGGTGATGATTTGGTATTAAGAACTGCTCAATATGCTTATTGGGATATAACAAAAGCATACTTTTTGGATACCATCGCTTATTCTTTTAACCCTAATAGCAAAAGAATTAAAGTAACAGGTCGTAATCCAAGAACTAGTTCTATTGTTAAATGCTATTCAAAGGTTTCACAAGATAGTCTTTATGATGACGATTTATTTATTAGATGGGTTTTTGCTAAAAGCAAAATTCAGTTAGGATTTATGTATAGTTTGTATACCTACCAACTCCCATCAGGAGTAACAATAAATGGTAGTCTGTTAAAAGATGCTGGTGAAAGAGAACTTCAAGAAGTAAAAGAACAGATTGATAAAGAAGCACCACCAAGTTGGTTTATCCAATTTAATTGATGTAAAATATCAAGGATATATAAAAAAAATCAAAATTATGCCTGCAAAATCTCAAGCTCAATTAAATCTAATGAGACTAGCCCTCGCTTATAAGAAAGGTTATATTAAAAGCGAGGAAGTATCTCAAGATGTTAAAGATATTGCCAAATCAATGACTTATAAAGAATTGGAAGATTATGTTAAAACCCCGAAAGGAAAGAAACTTCCAAAACATGTTGATGAGCAATTTTCAACTTTAAGTTCTACACCTGGAATGGGTGCTGTTACTCCACCAACTGCAACATCTGCTGGAAGTGGAGATGTGTTTAATGCTTATGGAGTGTTTACTCAAGGTTTTCTCAAAAAGGCTAAAAAAGATAGAAAGGCAAAGAAAACCGATCCAATGAAGCATTATCATCCTGAAAAAGGTATAACCCATTTCCAACCTCATGGAACAATTCTGCATTTTGAAGATTTTATTAAAAACCTTCAATTAAAAAATCACGATCAATTTAGCGATCATAATGATACAAAGGATAGTGAAGGTAGCATAACTTCTATGGGTCGCTACGAAGCACCATTTACTCTTGATGGTAGTATGGATGGTGGAGATGGTGGCGAATAAAGTAACAAAAAGTAATTTATGGTATACGCAGCAGATGCTTTTTTAAGAAAATTTTTAGGGATATCAAGTGTTAGAGACCCAGGTATTCTTAATAATTATAATTATGAAGACCCTACATATCCTATATTTCATTTGAAGTTTGAATTTGTTCCAAGAGATTCAAAACATCCTGATTATGTATCTAATAGACTTTTAACAAGTGGTCCTGAATCTGCTGTTCAATTTCTTTATTCTGTTGGAGAACCTGAAAGAGCAAGAATGATGGAAAAATTCATCGAAATGCTCAAATCAATTAGTGAAAAAACTCCATGGTATTTTCAAAGTGTAGATGGTTTAGGAAGTTTATATTCTCAAGGATATCCATCAAAATTTTCCTCTAGAGGAGGATCAGAAGCAACTATTACTATTAAAACTCTTGAAAGTATAGATTATAAAATCCACGCTTTGAAGGATTTATATCGTAAGGCCGCATACGATAGGAAATATAGAAGATGGATTTTACCAATTAATATGCGTAGATTTAGAATGAGCATTTTAATTGGAGATTTCAGACAACTTGCAGTCACAGAAGACAATTACTCTATAAATCCAAGACAAGCACTTGATGCTTTAAGAGATATAGATGTTTTCAATGGTAGTAATATTGGTGGTAAACTATTAGGTAGAGTTAATGATGGTGCTCTTTCTTTCGTAAAACGACTACAATGGTGGGACAATCATTATTCATGCCTATTATTTGATTGTCAAGATTGTGAATTTGATATGTACAATAGTTCTAGTATTTCAAATCTTAGTCATTCAAATATAAAAGCATTTGACTCTGAATTTACTATAAATATCGGTAGAGTTTTAGAAACAAACACATATAGTTTGTTAAAATATGCTTTAAGTGATAATCTTTTAGAAAACCTTTTAAAATCTAGTGATGAAAATGGAGTAGCAAAATTATCAGAAAATTTGAAGAATGTTGCTAAACCTATACTTCCTTCTTGGAAAGAATTTCAAAATCTTGAAAGAGAGAAAGGTGATAATAAGCGTGTTATTTTAGAAGATAATGGTTTTGGAAATGTTTTGGGTGCTGGTATTAGCGAAGGTGTGAGTGCTTTACCATTTGGAATAGGTGGGGTATTATCAGGTGGAACAACTAGTGATGGATTTTTAGGTTCAGTAGGTGATTTCTTTGGAGATACAGCATCTGAACTTGCTCAAGAAGCATTAAGTATGGCTACTGAAAATATAGCAAAAAATGTTTACGGAAACGAACTATATCGTTCCGCAGCTGGAGTAGGGTTAGGTATATTAAATGGTGACTTGAATCAAGTTGCTCAAAACTTTTCAAATCCTGCTTTGGCTGGTGCATTAGGTATTAATGTTGAAACATCAGGAAGACCTACTCCTCCTAATTTAAGAGATGGTATTCCTTCTAATATTCAACTATCCGCTCCAAGTGTTCAACGTTCTTTAAGTGATGTTCAAGCAAATTTAACAGGAGAAGGATCTGATCCTAGATTCCAAGCTATCGGTAGACCTGGACAAAGTTTATTCTTAAATCCTGATCCTTTAAATAAATTATTTGACCAAAAAAATATAGAACTTGAAAAGCCAAGAGTAGAAACAACAATGCCTGATAATGTTGAATTTTCAGAAGTTCGGAAAGAAACAAAACTAAATCCAATAAAAGAAAATCTGACTGGCTCCACTCCTAAAACTTCGTTTGATGAAACGAATGCTAATTTACAAGGAGCTGGAAAGAAAACAGATTTAACACCAAGTAATGCTGATTTAACAGGGGCACAACCTTTAAAGGATTTAGTTCCAAGTAATGCTGATTTAACAGGGGCACAACCTTTAAAGGATTTAGTTCCAAGTAATGCTGATTTAACAGGGGCACAACCTCTAAAGGATTTAGTTCCAAGTAATGCTGATTTAACAGGGGCACAACCTTTAAAGGACTTAGTTCCAAATCAAGCCAATTTACAAGGAGCACAACCTTTAAAGGATTTAGTTCCAAGTAATGCTGATTTGACAGGAGCAGAAGCTCTAAAGGATTTGATTCCAAGTAATGCTAATTTAGTAGGTACATCTTCTCTAAATAGATTTAATAACAATAATGTATCTTTAACTGGTAATGAATCTTTAAAAGAATTAAACCCTTCAGGTATTGATTTAGTTGGAGCATCACCTCAAACATCTTTTAATTCTCAAAAAGAAAATCTTATATCTCCAAATGTTGCTACATCTTTTGAAAGTCCAAATGTAGATTTAGTTGGAATTTCTCCGATTCGCTCTTTTGATGAAAAAACTATTGATTTAGCATCACCTTCTATACAAAGAACATTGACAGAAACGAATGCTAATTTAGAAGGGAATACCCCTGTAAATAAAATGGATGCTAATATTGAACTCGAAGGTTCTTCTCCACAAAGAGATTTAATAGAAACTAATGCCAATTTACAAGGATTTACTACTCGTCCTAATAATAATTTGGGTGTTGAGACACTTGAAGGTAAAGAACCTATGAGAAATTTTTCATCTCCTAATGTTGGTAATATGACATCAACACAATCTGATGTTAAAGATTTAGGAAAAGAAACTTTATTAGGAGCAAATCCACTTCGTGATTTAACTGAAACAAATGTAAAACTTCAAGGTAGTGTTCCTCAAACTAATATTTCTACTCAAAATGTTGAACTAAAAGGTGTTCAAAATTCTATAACTATGCAAAAGAATGTAGAATTATCTGGTAAAACACCACAAACTTCTATGGATAAAAACGTAAATTTACAAGGAAGTGAAGTTAATTCAACATCTTTTGGTAATGTTAATTTAACAGGACAAGGAAGTAAAGGATCATTTGATGTGAAAAATGTTGAATTACAAGGTTCTTCTCCTTTAACTAATACTCCATTGAAAAATATAGGATTAGTAGAAAAGCCTACAATAGGAGTTATAAGAAATCAATCTACACAAACTAAAATAGAATTAGAAGGTTCTACAAATAGAAATACAATTCAAACTAGAATTGAATTGGAAGAACCTAATATTAATAATACAGCAAGTCCTAAAAATATAGGATTGAGGTAATATTTAGATAAAATTTTCAAGTTATATTTTTTTTGATATATAGGACTTATGGAAAGAACTCAAACTTATTTTGGAAAAGTTGTGATTAACGATGATCCTGAAAGGATAGGTCGTTGCAAAATTCGGATTTTAGGTGTGTTCGATGAACTACTTGATGAAGAATTACCATGGGCATTTCCTGCTTATAATACGACATTTGCAGGCGGTGAATCTAAGGGGTTTGGTTCTATAAGTATTCCTAAAATTGATACGATAGTTAGGGTTAAATTTGAGAATGGAGATTCTTATAGTCCTGTTTATTGGAGCATCCCAATAGCAAATCAGGCAATGAGTGCTGAATTAGATGCTTCGTACTTGAATTCACATGTCGTTACTTATGATGAAGATGAGAAGATGAAACTCCTCTATAGTCCATCAATTGGTCTTAAATACCACTTAAATGGCTCACATTTAACGATAAATCCAGATAAGTCTATAACGATAGAACATGACGCTACGCAGTCTGTAATCGAATTAAACGGCTCAAATATAACTATTGTAGCAAATAATAAGATAGAAGCAACTGCTCCTACTAAAATTGAAATTAATAGTTCTAATGTCCATGTAAATGGCGTAAAGACTGAATTGGGTGCAGCACCTGTATTTTCTAATATATGTGCAGAACCATTGTGGGTATTTCTAAAAGCACTCGCTGCTGCAACAGATGCTAAGTGGCCACCTTCACCAGGTGTGTTGACTAGTCTCGCTGCAACGGCAGAGGTTGCAAGTACATCAAAAACAGTAAAAACTTCACTCTAAAATGGCAAAATCTTTACTTCAAATATCAAACTATGCATTAGTAGAATTAGATTACGATGTAACAACTATATCTACAAATACTCAGTCTTTTTTGTTAATAGATTCTTCTTATACAAATGAAAGACAGATATTAAATGTAACCAAAGGAAATAATCCTACTTCTAATATTTTAGATAGATCTGCCGTTAGATTAACTGATATAAGGTCTTGGGCACATTTAGACCAAGATAGAGCCATTCCATATAATGTATATGATGCTTCAAATCTTTCTCAAGAACTTTTAGGGAATTTAACTTCTACGCAATGGCCAGTTGAATATGAAACTTTAAAACTTCATCTTTTATCAGGATATAATTTAGAAGATTTAGATGGTTTGCTTTTGAGTGTTGAATATCCTGAGGTTTCAGGTAAAAAATGTACAATAGCTCAAATAGCATATTTAAAGGGCGATGAATATATTAAATTCAATGCTCGTCCTATAGTAATTGCAGGAAGAAGTTATGATAGATATATTGAAGTTTTAATCCCTTCCCTTTTCTATTTGAATGAAGAGTATTACTCTAATCCCACAAGCGGAGCTTTAGCATATTGGTTATCCTCTGATAATCAAGGTTTTGAAAAGAATGGTCTAATTTCTATTACTCTTAGAGAAATTTCTACAAGTAATGATAATGGAACTGTTCTTAGTTTAACTACTGGGAATGTTACCGATGTTACCTATAAACAACAAGATTCTTTTAGTCTTCTTAATGCAGTAATTGTTGAGAATGATGAAGAAGATTGTTTTGAATATTATCCTTCATGGCAAGGTGGTTTCGTTGAAGATTTAGTCACTAATCTTAATGGTATTGGTGGAGACTATTATGTTTTCCACGAATTGTATATTTACGAGCAAGTAGGTTTTAGTCAAGTTCAGAGTGATTATTTTGTATCTATACAGGAAGGAGACTTTAATGCTCCAAAAAGATTTAGACCCATCTTGAAAAATGCAGATTCTGCATATTCCTTTAGTATAGATTATGTGATGAGACTTACTGATAAAGATACAGGTTCACAAATTGTGAGAACTGCATCAGTAACTTCTTTTGAACCAAAACGCTATGGCAGAAAAATTGAAAAGGTTAATTTAAATACCGATGTACGTTCTTTTAAGATTTATAATAAAATTATAGAAGAGACTAAACTTCAAGTTAATAAATCTAATATAGAAAAGAAGATTGAAAAACTATACACTCCTACATTTTTTGATTTTAATGAAATTGCTGTAAATACATCTAATGTTATTTTAAAAAGTGACGGAACATTTACAACGGAATCTGTTTGGAATTGGGATGTTATTTTCGGTCAAGGTGAAGCAATTCTTCTCATTCACCCTTATGAGAATTATGTCAAATTCAAAATGCATAGATATTTAGAGGGAAATCAAACAACAAGTCTTGATTTACGATATGATGTTGATTTATTCCTTGTAATAGAATATGATAATAAAAGAGTTAAATTCTCAAAAATAGAAGGGTTTTACTCTACTAATTTAGCAGAAGGTGAAGTTATTTTTAAAATACCTGCAAAAGAAGCATCCAATATTTATGCTATCGAAAAGGGTATTTTTTACATCACATCAAAAGTACCTTCCTTTATAAAAGTAAAAGTTAGCGATACTTATGTTGGAGCAGTAGCAAATAAAGAATTTAATATTATTTCAAAAGAATATTATTCAAAAGGGGATACAGATAATTTTGAATTGATTTTTGATGGTGTAAGTTACTTTGTAGCTAAAAGTATGCTTCAAGTTATTCAAGTTATTCCAACTGGTTCAGGTGTAAGTGAAACAACGCTTTATACAGGTAAATGGAGAAGAATGGAAGATGCTGATAAAGTTAAAGATGATATTGAAAATATAAGAAAAGCTGAATTAGAAAGAATTCTTAATAAGATTCGTACTGGGCAATTATCTCTTAATTCAAGACAATCTGAATTGGATCAAAGAGCGTCTGAATTGTTGGCACTTGAAGCAAGATTAAATGCTCAAAAACTTGCTCAAACAAATCAATCCAATTTACTTAATACATTACAGAATGATGTCAATAGTCGTGAAAAAATTCTCAATCAAAGAGAAAGAGATTTAAGAGATCAAGCTAAAAAAGCAGCTGAGGCAGAAAATGCTAATATAGCTGCATTTCAAGACCAACTTAATAAAATATTAAAATCTATTGAAGATTTAGAAAATGCGACACCTACAGATACAGGAACTGGAAACCAAGGTAATCAAGGAACTGGTAATCAAGGAACTGGTAATCAAGGTACGGGCAATCAAGGAACTGGTAATCAAGGTACAGGCAATCAAGGAACTGGTAATCAAGGAACTGGTAATCAAGGTAACCAAGGAACTGGTACACAAGGAACACAAGGAACACAAGGGAGTAGAGTTAGAGCATCTGATATTTTGAATAGAAACATTGGTATAAATAATAATAACAATGTGACTATTACAAATTTAGCAAGTAAAATTAATTATGTAGATTTCGCAGGTAAATCAGGTAATGATTTAGGCGTATTGCCATCAACTGGCTTTAACCCAATAACTATTGATGCTGGACTAGATACTTCAAAGAAAGGTTTCCAACTTGCTGGATCGGGTTCTTCAGTTGGTACTAATGCTAATTCAAATGTTAATGCAACACTGAATAGACTGATAGGTGGTACAACAAATACAGCAAGTGGAAATAATAATTTTTCAGATCCACAATATAATCTTACTCCTATTGCTAGAGAAAGAAATAGAAATGTAAGAAATAATACAGGATCTAATTCAGGTACAGGTACTAACCCACCTTCTGAAAACACGGACAAAATTGTATACGGTAAAGTTATTGATTGGGATAGTCAAGTAAGAAATGAATTAACTTTTAAGAATTTATCAAACGGAACAACTGAATCGTTCTATAAATTTACACCATTTACATACGATGGTTTTAAGACAAATAATAGAAGAGTTATTGTTCAAGTAGATACAATTCAGTATTTAGTAGTAGGTGATATTATTTATTCACAATTAACTGAAAAAGGACAATCTCTTTTGAGTGGGGGTAATAATACTTTTGATATTAGATATGTTAAAATAGAAATTAAAAACATCATTGCACCAAATTTAGTAGAAGGTGTGTATCTAATGACAGATACAGGTGGAATAGGAAGCAATCGATTTTTGAACATAAAAACTAATCCTTATGAACAAAGACATAAATGGGATATAATAAAGAAAGCTGTTCCAGGTGGTACTGGTGGTGGTGGTGGCAATAGTGGCACAAGAATACCATTATAACATTCTTATAGATTATGATATTAAATGCTAGACAAAATTTATTTGACTTCAGATTCCCAAAAGGATTCTTCTTTCCACAAATTGAAGAAAAATATAGGGCATATATTAGAGCTCTGCCTTTACCTATAGATAATGTTTCAGATTTCATTAATCATACCATACAATCATTTCGTTTGCCTGAAATAAGTGTTCCTTCAAGTGAACAATATTTGAGTGCTAGAAAGACTATTTGGAGAGGACATTTACCTCAACATTTACTTACAAATCAAAAATTTACAGTAACCTTCAAATTAACAGAGGGATACATAAATTACTTTATTCTTTACGACCAATTACGATTGTTTTTAGAATACGATAATGAGATTGAATACCTACCGACTTGTAGATTAAGACTCTTGGATTATGGTGGAAGGGAGTTTGTTGCCATTAAATTACAACAAATTACTATGACCACTATGAGCACTTTAGAATTGAGTTATACATCTGCTTTACCCCAACAAACCTCATTTAATTGTGATTTTACTTTCAATATTTTCGAATTATTGAAGGAAAATCAATAATTTTTCTTATCTTTGTAGTATAATTAGTTTTTAATACTATAAGGATGTGTTTATGCAAACGCTAAATTATGTGCAAAATTGTTTATTTTTTGATATTGAAACTACAGTTAGGCACAACACTTTTGCCGAATATCAAGAGAATGAATCAGAAGTGGCAAATATTTGGTTAGACAAATGTAAAATGAACGATGCCTATAAGAATGAGCCCGAATCTATGCTTGAAAAATATGGCTCTCTATATCCTGAATATGGCAAGATTATTTGCATATCTTATGGATATTTTGATGTAGATACAAAAAAGTGGAAGGTTGAATCTTTGAATGATTCTACAATGAGTGAAAAAGAAATGCTTATGGAATTTGGAAAATTATGTAATACAAAGTTTCATAAACATATTTTATCAGGATATAATATAAAGCGATTTGATATACCTTATGTCTATCGTAGAATGCTTGCAAATCATATTTTACCACCATCTCATTTTGATGTTATTGATAAAAAGCCTTGGGAAATTGCTGCATATGATTTGTATAGAGTTTGGACTGATGCCTATACTATAAATGGTATGTGTAATTTTGATGTAGTTTGTCAATTAATGGGCGTACCTTCTCCGAAGCAAGGTGAAGTCAAAGGTGAAAGCGTTAAGGAATTTTATTATGATGGAAAAATTGATGAGATTACTGAATATTGTAGAAGAGATGTTCAGGCATCAATTAGATTGGCTTTATCATGGACTATTGAAAAATTAACAGAGCCAGTATAATTTACAATCCATATCAAAATAAAAGGGCAGATTATTTCTGCCCTTTTTTGTTATACTAACTCTTGAGTGATTTCATCAAATAATTCTTTGAAATTTGGTATTTCAGGATAACCAGCAAAATCCCAAATTTTAGAAAGTTCTCTCTTTTTACAAGTTTTAAGAACATTATTAATGGGAACTATCGAAGATGATCTTTCAATATATCCTTTTGCATTTTTAGACCATGCTATGTAATGCAATAACTCATATTCAGTCTGTGTATTATTTGGAATAATATGATATGTATCTGCTTTTAATTCTGCATGATTATCAATAATTCCTTCTATTATTTTATTGGCAGCATTATTCGTTATTAAAGAGTATTTTTTATCAATTTCTCCATAATATACTTTACCTTCGGAAAATTCTCTATTTAATAATTCATCGTCAAAAACATCAAATCTTAAATTCCATGTTCTATCACTCTTTTGTTCTCCAATAGAGATTGATTTTGAAAAATAATTTTCAGGAGAGTGTTTATCTATTTCAGAAGAATTGTTCCAATTATCATTCCCAAAAACACTACCTTTTGTAATATGTATAAATTTCAAATTTGGATATTTATTATGGAGATATAATGGGAGGTAAGCATTGAACATTAACATATTCTCTTGACTATCACTTTCTAATTGAGCATCAAAGATAAACCATTCTATATCTTTATGTTTTGAAATGGTATCTTCAATTAAATGAATTGTAAATTCAATAAATGAATTAGAAGAATCAGAATTTTTATATTCTTTATCTTTCAAACCAAGCATAATTATAGAGTTCTTAATAACTCGTTCTTCATTATTAGTTAAGAGAAAAGAGGTAGCGGTTTTCATTAAAAAATCCTTAATAAATCTATTTGTATTCTAATACAATATAAGAAATTTATACAGAATTTTCGTTATCTGAATTATTATTTTCTTGATATTTTAACCTAACAATATCAATTTTTTCTTCTGTGGTATCTTTGAGTTTTTCTTCTTCCTCTAAAGTTTTTCTACTATCTTCTATTTCTGAGGCATTTTTGATAGCCATAAGAAGATTACGAGTTCCCCTAAATTTCATAGAATTGGCATTAACACCTTCAATATCATCTATCGGTAACTTACTCTGCTCAAATAGTTCACTCTTCAAATCTTTATAGTTTTTTTCAAGAACCATAATTGTCTGAAGTAGTTCTTTTGGTAAATTATTTTTAGAACCTAATAATGAAGCAAGTGCTGTATACATTTTGAAATCATCATCACCAGAATCAATTCTTTCCATAATTTGAATTAAAGCAACATCACTTACTGCTTTTTTCCATAATATTTCAGAAAGAGCAATTGAATCAACATTAAGTCTTTGTTGAACTCTTGGATTTAACATATTTTCAGTTGAAACATATGACTCACAAAATGCTTCAACTATGGGTCTTACACTTTGATTGGTTTCATCTAATATTTTACGAAAATCTGTAAAACCAGTTTTAGGCTTTGTAACAGACTGAAGTATTTTTGGATCATTTTGTATTCTGCCTTGAATCTCATTATTGACTTTTTCAAGTTCTCTTAGAATATCTAAATCTTGACTCTTTGAATCCATAATTATTTCCTAAATTATAAAATTATAGAATTTTACAATAATTTGTTTGGATGACCACCGACATAAGGTAGTCGCATTCTTGGGATAGCATTATCAATAATAATTGATTGATCGGAATCTGCTACTATTGATTCATTTAAAAATTTAACCATTTTTTCAGGTTCAATGGTAACAGACATTAAACGAAGATTAGTCATCTTCATATAACTAGCCAATACTTTATATTTATATGGATGAGATACATCATTTATTTCAATATTATTATAGATATATTCATAAACTACATCCATTTCTGTAGTCGTTGGTGTATTTGTATTCGGATTCCACTTTCTCTTTAATATGGTTAAAGAAAGTTGCTTATATTTTGCAGAATAGTTGAATACCAAACAATACCAAGTATCCAAATTTAAGTTATTCGGTAAAATAAAATCATAAATATCACTACCGACTGTTGCCTTAAAGAATCTTCTATCATGGTTTTCTAAACGAAATCCTTGACTATTATACAACCCATCTATAAAAATTCTTGGATAATTTTTTCTAACTTTCAAACCTACACAATTACATGACCAATCTGGATATGTGTTATTTAAATATTGTTGCACAGAATCAGTTATCTGAACTCTTATCTTTGTAGCGTTTATTTTTTCCAAAACTGTCGCATAAAATGTAAGTTCAGAATTTGTTTTAGAAAATGTTACCGTATCTCCAACAGAAGCCCCAACATCAGCATTGGTAGTTATTACCAATTCTGTTCCATATTCTTCAAGAATAGTAACAGAACGAATTAGAGATGTTGGATTTCTTAATAAGAACCAACATGTTAAAGCTCTTTCACTTGTTTCATCCCATGTTACAGGAACTAAATAATCAACCATAGTTCTTACAACATTATTGCTATCTGTGATAGAAGCACTCAAATCATAACGATAATGTGATATAAGTGTATGATAATTTACTAAATCTCTTTCTTCAATAAGAAGGTTGCTATCAATATAATCTCTTACTTTATCAGATTTTCTTGTAGCAACAGTAAATTGTTGGGTATTATTTATCTTCTTTAATTCTTGGTCAATCTTATTATCAAAGAGTTCTGCCGTAGAATTTGATAATTCATCCAATTCACTCATAATAGTTTCATCTTTCAAAACATTTGCTTTATCTGCATATTTAATCAAAGATACTTTATAATAAAGGTCTTTGTACATTAAATCTCTATGTTGCGTTGAAGATGCAACTTCAAACAATCTATTTGCTATCGGTAAATAAATTATATCTCGCTTTTGAGGCCCAATTCCCTTTCCAAAGAATGATTCAAAATATCGTTTATCTATATGGACTTCAAAAGGTTCTTCATAATCAATATTAAATGGATTGAAATTTAATTTTGAATCTGGGAATTGATTATTTGGGACTAATATTTTAACACATTTGTAATCTTTTGATGATTCATAGATTCCATATTCTCTTAGAATGACATCTAATGATCGCATTTGTGGTGTAACTCTGATATAAGCAGCTTTATGACCAAATATGAGGTTTACATTGTAGGAGAGTTTTCTTTGTAGTTCTACGGCTAAATTAACCGCATATGGATCAAAATAGAAATTATTTAAAAATGCTGCACCCCTATGATTACCAGATGTATATGCGTTAGATGGAGGTTGAATTACATTATCATCAGTACTTTCAGGTATCGTAATAATTAATGGTTCAATGCTATTGATTGTAAGAGGCGAACCTGATATGAGAGTGTATCTTATTTGAAGATAAAGAATTGTTTGATTAGTTAAAGATACATTTTCAACATTAGTTTGATTTAACTCAACCCATGAAGAATAAGTTTCTTGGTCGTAACTCCAACGAAAGACTTTTTCAACAGTGGTATTATCAACATCATCATAATCAACATTTTCTACAATCTGATAACTACTAACCCTTGATAAATTAGTAATAGATTGACTTATGATGGCATAATCACCATTTAGAGATAAATAAGAACTCATGTAGTTATCGTTAATTATTATCTTGGTATATATTCCAATTTTAGAAAGGAAAAAGCAAGATTTGAAATTAAAACGAAATAGTCCTTATTTAGAATAATCTTCCTATCTTTTTACTCTTGAATATTTCAAAATCAACATTTAATTCATTAAGGAGTTCTTCTTTGAATTTTACAGGTATAGCATTGAAAAATTGAGAAAGATTGATTTTAAGGATTTCTGCCGTTTTATCAATCAATTCAACTCTTGTCCACTCCATAGTAGATGTATTTGTGTGAACAAGAACATAAAGGTCTGACAAGAAATTTTTAGGAAATTTCCTTTGCTCAATAAGATAATGAGCAAATTCAGAATGTTCTAAAACTTCAACAATATGAGTTTCAAGTCTTGACCTACGATCATACTCTTGAGGATTTTTACAATAATCTAAATATTGACTTACATAGACTTCATCTAGATTATTAGTTTGGACAGCATTAAATTCAATATTATTTTGATTAAAATCATTATCTAATATTTTATCTCCACGCTTATATCGTGAATTGCTCATATTTTTTTGTTTATTTTTATTCTATATCCTGAGTTATAGGAGATTCAGCATCTTCTTCAATTCTCATTAAATTGTATCTGACATTGAATTTCTTTCTATAATTTTTCGCTTGAGCATGTCGTGTTAAAAGTGCTTTAATGACATAACTATTTTCACTATACATTAATGGATCTTGAATAATCGCACCCATAAAATCAACAGTATGAGCTAAAGAAGAACCTTCTGCAATATTAGTGATATTGATATTTGAAGCGGCAAATGCACCTCTATTTACTTGCATTGCAGTCACAACGCACCATTTATTTTTTTGACCCATTGCTCTTAGGTCTTCTGAGATGTGTTTAATTTTCATATAAGTATTTTCTGAATTTGGAACTCTCCAATTCTTTACGATACCTATATAGTCAATAATGACAACATCAAATTGTATTCCATGCACTTCTTGTTCTTTTTTCAAATATGCTTCAAAGTCAGGAACAGCAGCAGTGGACATTGGAAATTCTTTAATGAATAATTGACCAGGAACTACAAATTCTGATGTTGAATTTTCAAATTTGAATTCTTTCAATTTTTGTTTCATTTCTATTGGATCTTCTGCTGAAACAGAATATTGATCCATAGAAAGATTCAAAAGATTAGCACCACATCGCTGTGTGATTTCAAAATCTTGTAATTCTAGTGTTATATAGCAAACATTATGTCCATTTCTTACAGCATTACATGCTAAATTTACAAGCCATACGCTTTTTCCAACTTTTGGCTCTCCAAGTAATACAACTAAATTTCCATAGCCATAACCACCACCAAGAACAGCATCAAAGAATGGATAACCTGTAGAGAATCTTTCAATTCTTTTAGATTTATGAGATTCAGCATTATAAAAGTCAAGACCTCCATTAAAGTCAAGTCCTAGACTTTCACTATCCATCAATAATTTCTTAATAGTAAAAACGAAATCATTTACATTTTCACTATTTACTTCTGTGGTTTGAGCATATTCAACACCACTTTCAAGAGCAATCAATATATTCCTATATTCTAAGAATGTATGAAAATTGACTCTTAACCATTCTTGGTCGTATTCATTAATATCAGTATCATAAACTGAATCAACTGCTTCAGAACTTACTTTATCCGTAAGTTTCTTTTCTATAAGCAAATGCTCAAATTGCTTTTTTGTTGGAATCTTACTAAAACGCTCAAAGAATCTTTTCACGATGGAAAACATCCTCTGATATTCTTTAATTCTGAAAAACTCTATCTTAATTTTTGTAAGATAATCTGGATTCTCCAGAACATATTTTAAATATAAGCGTTCAAACTGCGTTGATTCCATTATTTTTTATTCCCAACCATGCTTTAATAAATTAAAAGTTGAATCATCAACTTGTTCAATAAATTGTTTTTTTTGTAAAGTTTTGATAATTAAATCTAACTTATCTTCATCATTAGAAACGATTTCTAATAACTTTTTCTTTTTAATCTCTGTTGAATCTTGAAACTCTAAATAACGAGCCATTTCATACAAGACTCCTTCGGCATCAGGCCAATTTTTCATTTTTCTATGAACTTTCAATTCATATTTTAAGGGGAGTTTTTCAGGGTTAATTTTAATTCTCATTTTATTATTCCGAATCTTCATCATTGTTTTCTAAATCTAAACCCATACCTTGAAGGTCTTCATCAAGGACGGAGAATTCATCATCATTAACAGCTTCAGGTAATAAAAATGTTTTGGCCATTTTTTCATCCAATGCTTTTAAAACTTCAGGTGTAAAAACTTCTTTTGTTAAAAGGTCTTTTGCACTTCTGATGTTCTTACCTAAATGTCTTACAGCATAAGTTTTCGCATTATCATCGGCCACAAATTCTACTTCATCTGTTTCAATTTCTTCAAATTTTGGTTTGCCACGATAAATGACTTGATTACCTTGTTCATCTAATACTGGGTTTTTAATAACTTTTTTAGTTAAAGAACCTCTTTGAATACCACAAGTTTCCCAATCTACGAAATTTTCAAGGAAAATATACTTATTCATTCCAGTAAAGAAATTAATATGAAACTTAATTGGGATAGGTCTTGTAAATCTTGACTTTTCAAGTTTAGAAGTTACAATAATACCAGTTTGAGTCATATTAGCTTCTTTTGACGCTTTTGTTTCTTCTTTGAGTTTTGCTTTTGAAAGAATAATATTTACAGATGGATTATACTGAACACCTGAACCACCTGCAATTTTATCAGTTGGGACATAAGCGGTTGTATCAGTATAAGTGTGGTTTACAAAAAGAATGGGAACATTCAATTTACCAGATGGAACTGTAATTGTTCTGAAAAGAGATTTAATTTCAGAAGGTCTTGTCATATCTCTTTTATGATCACCTGATTTAGAATCATTATCTTCTTTGGCGGTTTTTAAGTTACCAATAGAATCGATAATAATCATAAACTTACCTGGATCTTTTTTACTAGAAATGGCATCTTTCATTGCTTCAAATATCTCAACAATCTGATGTTTTACATTATGAATAACATCTTCAGGTATTAAAGTAAATTCATTAGTGTCAATACCAAATTTTGAAACATGATTTTCATCAATAGCAAATTCGGTATCAAAATAAAGAATATGATAACCAATCTTTTGTGCTTCTCTTGCCATATTCAAAGCCAAATAGGTTTTACCTGTTCCCGAAGGACCACTAATACCAATAATCCTATTGGATGGAAGCCCTTTATACAATGAACCTGATATTTGACAATTCAAAGCATAGTTTCCAGTTGGAATCCACTCTTTAATATCACCAAAAGCTGATTCACTAATAAGTGCCGCATCTGGGTTTATTTTTTTTAATCGTGAAAGGATTGAACCTTTTGCAGATTTTACTGATTCTTCCGATTGTTCTTTTTGCTTTGCCATAAGTTTTTATATTTTAGAATAAAGAGTTAATAACAATTAAAGTATCTGGTATTGCTCGAACACCAATAACTTCAAGTAATCTATTAGTAGGTTCTATAATTTTTTTCGCAAATTGTTTATCATAATCTATAAATGGTGCAAATTCTTTTGGATGATTCTGTGGTAAATAACAAAATATGTCATCTTTTTTGGTATTTGATTTAACATAATATTGTTTGATTTTATCACCTGACTTAATTCTATGATATTTCATATTATACTTTGAACGAGACAATGTATAATTGTAAATAGCTGAACCTCTAACATGCATAGGACATTTAGATTTAACAACTATTTCCGATCTATCATTAATAATCCATTTATCATAATCTGATACTTTTTTGGTTTCGGAAATTTCATCTAAATCTTTCATTTCCATCTCTTTACGCCATTTTTTAAGGGTAACTAAAATATCTTCATATTTTATTTTACCACTATCCTTATAGGAATGAAGAAGAAGATTAAGCATTTCTTGTAATTTTGCTCGACACCACGATGGATGAGAAGGTTTAACTGCCTCAAGACCTGTTACCGATAATTTTCCTCCATCGTATTTGATTCCTTCTATTGAAACTTCATCTCCTTCCACTTTAATTGCAGTAGTTTTGAATGCAAGTTCAATAGCATAATTCTTTTTGGCTATAAATATACCAATTCTTATTAACTTCTCAAACTCAAAGTCCATAAGATTTTGGGTATTTCTCTTTTTTGCATACATATCATACGCATTTACGATATAATTATGCAACCGATATTTATAAACATCAAGAATGAAGTCAACAGGAGAGTCTCCTGCATATTTTGCAGATTCAATAACTCTATCAAACCGAAAATATGCAGAATCCGTATCTCCTTGAATCAAAAGGCTTTCTTCACCTAAAGGTTTAACATCAGATTCAATCCCAAGTTGTTTATGTAGTTTTTTATCTTTATGCCAATGATTTGTAAAATAATTATCAAATATTTTTTTAGCATGTAAAGATATATCAACACTCTGCTGAGTAATTGCTTCTGCTACATTTACATTAAAGCATAGGAAATGAGTATTACCAAATGCACCATATACGGAATTAATAAAGATTTTGATACCTTGCTCTTCATTATAAAGATCATGATTCAATTTCTTCAACCTATCTATTTCCGCCTTTATTTCTTCATAAGTAGCGGTTTCAAGGTCTATATCCGTATATTTTAGTCCATTAGGCATCGTTTCTTCCTACAACCAAAATAGTTTGGGAATCTTCAGAAGTAAATACAATTCTTGATTCGCTTACCTTAACTCTATATGGTTCACTATCAAGCATATTCAAATAATTTTTAGGGAATCTTGCAATACTTTCACTTGCACCCTCATTATTTTGAGAAGCGAGTCTATATTTGAAGGTCTGATTTCCCAAAATAACCGTTCCTTTTCTATATTCTGCAATTAAGTTATTATTTAATTTATCAATATTAGCAAATTTTTTGATTTTTACCAAATCTTCTAAAGAAAGGTCAAAAGAGAAGGTAGGATTATCAATATTTGCTATCTCATTGAAAAACTTATCATTTGTAATGATTCCATAGATGGTTAAAGAGCCATTTTCAAAGGAAAATTGCAAATCTTTATTATTATTAAATGTAGTTTTAATGGAAACATTTTCTTCTTCAGTATCTAATCCTGCAATAGTCATATACTGAACAGCCATAGATACTTGTTCGGAGCCTTCCAAGAATTTAAGGGCTTGCTGATATTGTCTAATACCAATTAATCCTATTTTAAGGTTATCAGGGATTGTTTCATCTTTTATTTGAAGTATTTCATCTAACTTCAAAGCAGAATATTTGATAGCACTTCTATCAGGAGTGTAGGTTTTTGCATAAAACTCATTTGGAGTAATCTCTAAAAGAAGATTTTCATCAAAATGAGTAAATCTGTCTAAAAATTCTGACATTTTTATGCCATTTACATTGGCAAAGTCAAGTTTTTTGGATTTGTCTTTCATTTGTTTTCCTTTGATTCAATGAACAATTTGTTTTTAACATTCTATAAGTTAAGGAATATTTAGTTTATTTTCAACATTATATTTTTTTTGATATATACAATATCGCACAAATATAATAATAAATTTTCAAAAGAAAAAACAATGAAATCATCCGATAACAGTTTACATGATGTATTGCAAGAATTAATGCGAACACACGCCAATTCTTTGGAAATTATGGCAAAATTTTCCGAAGCATTTACTTCAACTTCAGATTCCGTATCTGTCAATATTGTTGATACCACAGGTCAAACAACAACTTATGAAATTCCATCTATCGGATATTTGAGTTCCGAACTCAAGCGTTTGGAAGAAAATATCAAGGGCTTAGCTGGTGTTGATACTGGGAGTGCAACAATTCGTTTAGAAGATGGAACTTACAAAAGAATTATGGCTTCTGCAAGTACAAAAGAACCAGACAGAATTGGAAATGTAACTATCCCTAGTTCATTTAATCGCAGAAATAATTGGTTTTTTGATAATTTCATTAATCCGATGCTCGTTGTAACTTTTGATGTCACTAATTATGTTTCATCAGATGTTCGTAGTGTTTGGTATCGTAGAATTATTGTAAATACAGACACGGATGAAAAGAGAACTATATTCGATCAAAATATCAAAGGTAGAAATGATATTGAATATGAAACTCTTATGCTGTTTTTAAATGGTAGGGGTATGAATCATTTTGTTGATGAAGGTGAATATCGCTTCCCACCTTCAATTAGTCAATTTACTGGAACTTTTGATGTTATTAGTATTTTAACTTCTGATACTGCAAGTGCAGGTAATTCAAAAGTTTATAGATTGAATAAATTAACTTATACAAATAATTTAAGTCAAACTATTGATACAGAAGTATTAAAAATAGGTGACATTCTTTCAACAAAAGGTGGTGCTCGTTATCGTGTAGATGATTTGAATAAAACTGATAATACAATTCGTTTAACTTTAACATCAGGATATGAATTGATTCCTATTGGAACAGAGGTTCTTTACATATATTCTGAAGTTCTTACTTTAAGACAAGTTGAGGTTTCATTAGGACATGACGAAAGACAAGTTATATTTTTCAGACCTGTAAATGATAGCACTCAGGTTGCTTCAACAAAATGGTCACCAGGCGTTGCTATTTATTCTAATGAGTTAAGAATTAGAACAGCAGATTCTGAAATGTCTTTGGATGATTATTATAGAAAATATTGTATTGATTTCGGTGCTCAACTTTTAGATGCTGCTAAAAATAAACCAGTACCAACTACACTTGGTGTAAAACCTGATGCTCCAATTATTAGAGCAGATTATTTCAAAGTTGTTATAGCAAATGAGCATAAAATTCAATCACAAGATGCTGAATCCTTAAGATTAAAATTTGCTGAAAAAAATAGATTACAATCTGAAATTCAACAATTAGAATTAGCTATTGCTAAAACAAAAGAGGAACTTCAAAAATCCTATTTAGGAAATCCAGCAGATAATCGTATTATTACAAATAAACTTAAAAACCTCATAGATCAAAAGAATAGTCTTTCAACACTATATTCTACAATCGTAAGAGAAATGGGGGCAATGAGCACTACAGAAGTAGTTAATGAATCTCCTAAATATAGAATTAGAGGATTTTTCCCTATACCTACTCCTAAAATTGAATCAAAAAGTGGTGCTCAAAACATTATTCAATTTATTATTCAGTATAGATATTTGCGCCTTGATGGTACAGCAAATGGTCCAAAGTCGTTTGAATTTATAGACTCAACTGGAAATAATTTAAAAGGATATTATTCTGAATGGAATGAAGTATTAAGTCCAGTAAGAAAACAAATTTATGATACCACAACTCAAAAATATGTTTGGGCAAATGAAGATGTTAATGATGCCGATGCTGTAAATATCAATCAAGTTGATGTTCCTATTACTCCAAATGAAAAAGTTGAAATACGAATTGCTTCAGTTAGTGAAGCAGGATTTCCACATAATCCTTTAAAATCAGATTATTCTGCAAGTGTAACTATTGATTTCCCAACTGAACTCATTTCTACAAATGAGAAATCACTATTACAACAGGCTCAACAAGAATTAAATAAAGTTGAAGTTATTTCTTCTCTTAATTCACAAGGTTTAGATGTACTTTTAGAAAATGTTTTCACTATGGGAGACCAAGTATATGCAACAAAAGCAGAAGTAGTTGCATCTGGATTTATAACTCCAGCAGGAACAACATTATCTGTTTTTGATAAGTTTAGAGAAATGGAAAGTAAAATGCTTTCATTACAAGAAATGGTTACTGCTACAAAAGGTAAAATGGATGTTTATCTTTTGGATGATGCAAATAATCGTTATACTATATCTAATGGTGGAATACTTGAACTTAATGCTGGTTTCTATAACGAGATAATTCAACAATTCCCTGAAACTGAAAGAAAGGGTGCTATTATTACAGTAAAGTATTGTATTGTAATTGAGAATCTAAATTCTACGCCATTAGAATTAGTAACAAGATTTCCAGGTGGAATTAATGAAAGTATTGAATATTTATACACTCTAAATAATAATCCTGAATATCTGAATAGAAATTATCATTTAGCACCATTATTACATAATGATGTATCTACAGATAAACTTAATAGAACAAGTCCATATTGGTTAGCACCATTTATGAGTTCTCAAGTTCCAAGTCAATTTGCTTATTCAAGAGCAAAGGCTTTAGGTTTAAGAGAAGATTTATACAAAAGACCTACTGATGATAACAGATATTTGATTCCAAATCCTTTTAATCAACTAAATATAAATAGGGATGCATTTGTTTGGGCAGGAGTATATGATACTGAAGGCGTTCCACGTGCTACAAGTAATGTATCTGATTTCTGTATTCATATAGATCACCCAGATGTAAGAAGTAAAGCATTTGCAGGTAGTCCAAATCAAATCTATCAACCGAATGTTCCAACTGGAACTAATCAGGTTTATCCAAAAATTCGTCATGCAAAATATTTCAATCTTCAAATGAGCGAAACTGATGGTATGGTGCAATTAGCTTATAAGGATTTAGCAGGATCTAATATTTGGCAACAAATAGCATCTGGAAGTTTAACTAATAGTCAAGATTTTGTTAAAAATGCTAATTATCAAGATAAACTTGGATTTGCACCTAATGATAGATATTTAATTGGAAATAAAACTTGTGGATCATATTTAGTTGTTGCTCCTGCAAATACACAACAACTTATGGTTAATGGAACAGATTATAGATCAAATTATCTATTAGAACAAGGTGAAGATAAGGCAATTAGAATTCCTGTTATTTTCCAATTTAGAATGACAGATTATCATGGTACTGGAAATAAAGGAACAGGTATAGTAGGTGGATATAATCCTAATTCTACCGTTGAGTTAACTAATATCACTTATGGCAAAAAAATAGGTATGGACATATATGTTAAAGATGATAGTGTGTATAGTTTTGATATTCTTGTCAAAGCAAGTTATGCAAGAGAAAGTTTAACACAAGTTGTTCAAGCACCTGGATTTATTGATAGAACAAGAAGAGCAGTACGAGACTTTTTTAAAACATAATTTAGACATCTAATCCATAAAAGAACTTAACTATGGCATTTTTAGAACTTACAACAAAAGATACAATTTTATTTTCAAGCACAGATGTCTTTTTTATTTCATTGAAAAAAAACATTTCAAGTGATAATGACATTCTTATATGGTTTGATGAAAATACATCTGAGCCTGAATATTGGAATATTGAAAGGCATTTTTTATGTCAAGATTATACCACAGAAAGTGATGCATTTGTTATTTCTGCTCCTACATCAAAAGTTCTGATAGAAAACGAAAACTCTAATGATGTAGCTATACTTCGAGAAGTATCTTTAGCTATATCACTAAAACAAGGAGTTACTTTACCAAAATCCACATCTCTTACAATAAATTGTAGGTTAACGAATCAAAGTAGTAGTGAAAAAATTTCAACTACTATTTACTATCAATCTACTTATAATCCACATAGTACATCAGATGAAATTTATAGTATTAATCCTAATTATAATATCCCTTTAAGTTCGGATGGTACAAAACAATTATTAAGAACAAATCCTAAATTAACTGGTAATATTAAAATTACTATTGACAGTAACCAAGATGTTTGGTTGAATACTATTGATGCTAATATTGAATTATCATCAAATCGTTTTAAACGCTTCAAAGTTTCAAAAGAAGGTTCTTATGCTTATGATATAAGAAAACTTTTAGATGATGGTCGTGTTGATTCTAAGACGCTTTATACTCTAAATAATAAAGATGATAGTTCTATAAAAACAAATATATCTGAACAATATAATACTTTTTATTGGAGTGGATGTGAATACCTACCGAGTCTTCTTTATAATGAGGAATTTTCTTGTTTAGCACCCCTATGGATTGAAAAAACTTTACCTGATTATTTCGTTATATTTTCTTCAACATCTCTTATTTCTGATAACTTAAAATCAGATGTTGAAAATTTCAAGGAAGCGGTAATTAGAAATTCAAGAATAGTAAAAGTATTTTCTCTTAAAGAAAACACAAACATTGGAACTTATTTACGTTCTATAATAAATTCAAATGTCTATAATACCTCTCCATTAAAGGTAAATTTTGAAAATTTTAAATCTGTTACTTATCGTGGTATTGATTTTCAAAATGGTATTTATACTGAAAAGAATGAATTAATAGATGATTTTTTAACAGAAGATAATCCAATATTGCATTTTGAAGAAAGAATTATACAAGGATTTGAACGTAATAATCTTATTTGTTACAATCTCTTAAATCTTGAATTCTTATTTAATGATAATGATGCTTATGAATATGATGTCAAAAGATATTTTGGTTTCTATGTAAATGAAAATGAATTGTCAAAGTTCACTATTGATGAAGAAGGATTTTCACAACTTTATACCGATGTTCCAAAAAATAAAGTTAAGATTGATAATCAATCTGATTTTGATATTTATAATAATGATGGAATAACCATTGTAGCGAATTTAGAAGGAAATGTAAAAGTCCCTAGTTCTCAACTTATAAGAGAATCAGAAAGAATTTTTTACATAAAAGGTAAATACAATCTTTATAAGTTAAATGATACTGAAATAAGTGAAGTTAAAGGTGATACATTTTTCTCTCGTTCAATAGCTAACCTTAAAACAACTCAAAATTATTTGCAACTTTCTGATATAACTGGATTTAGTAATCCTAAATTTGTTGCTAAAGCAGAAGTAAAAAGTGATTATGGTTTTCCCTTTGATGTCACATTGAATAGTAAGTTAAATGATTCTGATTCTATAAGTATCATTTATCAAAAGGGAAATATTCAAAAAGAATGGAAGGTCATCGCAAATTCTTATGCCGTTAAAAAAGGTAAAGCTATGGAAGAGGAGGTAGTAAAAGAACCTGAAAATATAAATTTAGCATTACCTTTAAAGTCTTTTGAATCATTTACTAATTTTAATATAGGTCTATTT